ATACTTGAAAGAAATAACAGCAGAGACATACACCCTATGCGGTCTCGCCATTGCTTACTTCACGTTAGATGGCGGAGCGAAGAAGGTCACAGGAATCATAGCAATAATTAGTTTTCTAGTATGGCTTGTAACAATACCACTAAGAGAAGAGGATGAAGACTAATGGCTTCACCAATGCAAGATGCAAAGTATAAGGTTACGACACCCTTTGGAGTTCCTGGGAAAAGATGGTCCTCAGGAAAGCACGAAGGAGTAGATTACGCAGCACCAGTAGGTGCAATCGTTGTTGCTCCATGCGATGGCAAGGTTGTAAAGGTTGGTCAGGTATGGGGTGATGCTTTCGGGCAGCACTCAGTCTTGATGAAGGTTGAAGGCGGTCACCTACTATTCGCTCACCTATCTTCATACAAGGTGAAGGTCGGACAGGTGCTAAAGACTGGAGACTTCATCGGTAAGGTTGGGAAAGAAGGCAATGTCACAGGTCCTCATCTTCACATGGAACTACAAGCAGGTCCAGGTTGGAAGCGTGGCGGTGGTTTAGACCCTGCTAAAATCATTGGCGATGCCAAGAAACCAGCAACACCAGAGGCGTAATTGCTTCGCAAGGTAGTAGCGATATCTCTAAGTACTGCTCTCGTTCTCATGTTGTCTTCGTCACAGGCTGATGCAGGTGCAAGCAAACTAAAGAAGGATGAGAGTACGGTATCACTACGCACTAATAAATGGACTGACGTTCCATTTAGTGGCAATGATTCGTTCAGTTTAAACGGTGAGCGAACTCTATGGGTTGCACAGTTGCACGTACAGTGTGACAAGAAACCTCGCTACATAAAGATGAGACTAGCAAGACACCTACCTGATGGTACATTAGATACAACTGGTACCAACACATATGCATACCCAAAAGGTATCAAGGTATGGCAAGGCACATTACTCTGGGAAACTAGAAGTAAGTACCCAATGACAGTGCAATACAAAATCATGGGTGGTGCTGGATGCACCTCGTCTAATCGTCAATTCAAGTGGTGGCAACCTGGTGAACCCTTGCCAGAAGAAGTTCCATCCTCATAAAGTAATAACCCCCCAAGGAGAAATCCAAGGGGGGTTATTTTTTATGTCTAAATTTAGCACTAAATTTTGTGCTGACAGTAGCACCCAATGTAGTTGCACTTAGCATGGAGCATGGCAGATACCTGAGCCATGTCTATCTTGCTTGCATCTCCTGCATCACGGCAGTTCTTGCATATCATACGTACACCTTGAAGGCTAAGAATGGAGGTTCCTCTCCATTGTCAATCTCAACAAATTCAATATCAATACCTTTATTCTTCACTTTCCATCTCCTCGTTATCATCATCCTTGAATGGCGGAAAGCCACCAAGGTTTCTTACTATCTTATTCAACGCACGATTGGCAGCCATAGCCGTAGCCTTGACTGATGGTCTGTCACTGTCAGTTACCTCATGCAACTGTGTTGAGTCCACGTCTTGAGCATAAAACAAGAACACAAGGTTCTGTTCAACCTCAGTTAGTTTACTAAACGCATGACGAATGTCTGCACCATAAGCCATCCAGTCACCAGACTCCGATGGAGCCTTGGTACTACGACCCATGTTAGTCATTGCTGTTTCTAGTTTCTCCCAGTTGTCTGTGAGTACACCAGGAATGAGCATCTTAACAAAGTCTTTGCTGTACCAGAAGTTATCTGTTGCGTTGTAGCCTTCGGCTACTGCCTTCTCCTTGACACAGTAATCAAGAGCGGCGTTACGCAGGGACTTAGCAATCAACTTGTCACAGGATTTCTCGTCTTGCTCTGCCTTCCACCTAGCAATGTTGTTAGGGTGTTCAGCAAACCATAACCATAGTTCTTGTTCAATATCTGCACGGTCTACCATGTTGTACTTGCTACGGTACTCACTGGCAATCTGTTGCACCATGTCCCAGTAGTCATTGACTTGTTGTTCTTGTAATCTACGGATGCGACTAGCATCTTCCATTTGGTTGCACACTATTTACCCCATACCTTTCCATCAACAACGAACGTTCCGTCCTTGTGGATAGGTATGAGTTTAGGTGTAACCTTTTGACCATCAATGTACAACATACCAATAGCCTGTTGCCAGTTGGCAATGCCACCCTTTAGGTATGATGCCTTCTTCTGGTCCATCAAGTTACCAACCTCTAGTCCCCAAATGGTACGGGTTGATACACCTGATACAGATTCGGTGTAGTGCAGTAGTCCTGCTCTATGTGTATGACCACATACTACGGACAAGCCAGTCTTTTTAGCCAAACCAAGGGCTGTCTGCCCACCAGTTTGATTCACAGAACCTTCATCGCCATGTAAGAGCAGCCACTTAGGTGCAACTTCCCACGGTTTGCTGTGGTAAGTAATGCCTAGTTCTTTTAGCCGAAGGAAGTTCTCTAACTCAAACTCAGGTGCACCCATTAATCCAGGTGCTCGCTTCATAATCGTGTTGTATAAACGGTCAGTGTGGTTACTACGTGTCATATGTGTAACCTGTAGGTCTTCTAGTACCTGAACAGTTGCGTCACGGTCACGACCAATGCTACGTTCGTACTCCATTGGTGTACCCATAGACCAGCGACTGATAGTCTGCATGTCCATCTCATCACCAACAGATACTACGTCATCAGGTTTAAACGCCTTGATAAACTTGGCTACGTTAGCAACAGCACGCTTGTCATGGTATGGAACTTGCAGGTCACTTACAATTACTTTAACTTTCATTGTAGTCCTTCGCCTCAGGGAACGTGTTATCTAAAATCATAACACCAATTACCCCATAGTTGGCGATGTCCACAAATGTATCTCTTAGTGACTCATTCTCAGGATTAGCCCCTGATTCTATAAGGTTAATCAGCCGTGACATCTTGTCGTATAGCCGTACCTGTAGCCCATTGAGCGGTCCACCTGGCGCATTGCGGATGTTGTTAGGACCATAATCATTCTGCTT